TGGAAGACTCAACCAGAAGAGAACCTCTTGTGGACATGTCAATGCTTCACTATAAAGAAAAGAACTGGACAGAGTGCTACAAATATGCTGTCGAAGCTTTAGAGATAAAAGAGAAGCCTCTTGATTATCTGTGTGAAGAGTTTGCCTGGGGATCATTACCACATGACCTAGCCTCAATATCTGCATATAACTTGGGGGATATTAAAAATGCAATTATGTACGGAAAGCAAGCAGTAGACCTAGATCCAAAAGACGAACGCTTGATTAATAATCTAAAGCATTATAATGAGATTGTGGTATAATTTAAACTATGGCAGCAAGTTCAGTGGGTCCCACAAATTATAAAGTAAAGCTAGTTCAACTAGGAGATGCTTCTGATATTCAGGTAGCACTAAACAATATTGTTTACGGAACAGACACTACCCCAGCAGGAACTGGCAGCATTAGTGCAGACTCTCTTTATGGAAACTTGGCAAATAAAGTTTCTCCAACTTTTACGGGAACAGTTGTTCTTCCAGCAACCACATCTATCGGAACAGTTACTAACACAGAGATTGGTTATCTTGATGGAGTAACCTCAGCAGTTCAAACACAGCTGAACAATATTCCCAAAATGGATAGCTTCTGGTATGGCGATGGTAGCGATGGAACAACAATTATTTCATCTGGCACATCAACTTTATCCAGAGATATGTACTACAACAACCTATCTATTTCTGGCACTGGGAAACTAAATACCAATGGCTTTAGGGTCTTTGTCAAGGGAACGCTATCTTTGACATCTGCCGCAGAAGGTGCAATCTTTAACACAGCAAACAATGGATCTAACGCATTGCTTAACGCTGGTGGCGCAGGGGCAACAGGAGCATCATCAACAACATCTTATTATGGAAGATCGACATCTGGAGCCAATGGGGCTACTGGGGCAAGTTCTGGCACAGGAGTGGTTGGAGGTGCCGTAACGGCAAACTCACCAATTCTGCAAGGAAACTGGATAGCGTCAACTGGAGGTATTTCAACTGGAACAACTGGTGACGATGCTCAGACAGCAACAACGGCATCAACAACTGCAATTGGATGGAGAAGGGCTTTTGTAGATCTATCTGCACCATTTATTACTGGAACGCTATATTCTGGAGCTGGAGGAAATGGTGGTAATGCAGGTGCTCCAGTTTCACCTTACGCTGGCGGTGGCGGCGGCGGCGGTGGAGCAGGGAATATTGCATGCTTCATTTACGCAAAAGAGATTTCTGTAGGAACTTCAACAGCAGACTCTGCAATTAAGTTTGTTGGGGGTACTGGTGGAAATGGCGACAATGGCAACGCCGATGCACTTAGCTCAACTGGCGGTGGCGGCGGCGGTGGTCAGGGCGGTATGATCTACCTAGTCTACAGTACAGTTACAGGATCAATGACATCTGGAAGATTCTTGTTAAATGCCTCTGGTGGTGATGGTGGAACTGGACACCGTGGTGGTCAGGGTGGAGCATCTGGCTCAATCGCTATGACAAACTTAACTACAGGAGTCATTACAATCAATGCAGCAACTGCTGGTGCAACATCAAGCACAGGTGCTGGTGGAGTCGGAAACTCCAACAAAAGAACTCCAGCCTAACCTATTTAAATAATTCTTGTATACGTAATCTTTGAGAATCCATATTTGGCAAAGTCTGTAACATCTTCAATTCTTGTAGATTGTCCAGGCATTGGGGAATGAATCATCAAACCATTTCCAATATAAATACCAACGTGGCTAGAGCCATCATAACCCTTCCAACCAAATGCAACAATGTCTCCAATTCTTGGGGTACGAACAATCTTTCCAGAATGCTTCTGAGCACTAGCACTATGAACAAGATCTACCCCAAGTTGTTTGTAAAACCACATTGTTAGTCCAGAGCAGTCCCAGCCACGTGGTGTGCTTCCAGAAAACACATACCAGGTTTTCCCAACATGAGTCTTTAGTTTCTTGATTGTTTTTTTAATTAGGGTTTTGTTTTTTTGAAGTTGGAATTTTTCCTGAGACTCCTTGAGCATTGTCATAAAACCATTATCGCTCTGTGTCGCTGTTAAAACTATTGGCTTTCGTTCAATTGCCTGTGTAGGCACTGAACATGTTGTCAGGGTTAAAGCCATTACCCCGATCGCAGCAAATTTTTTATTCATTTTGCTACCTCCTTATTTTTTATGTTGTTACTCTACCACCAAGCTGGCGGTATTCTGGCAGACAGTATTCTTTATATGAAGTAGAGTCTTATAATGCAAAAACTTCCTTTGAGGGGAAGTTGTTCTATAATTATACCATCATTTGAAGTGTTTGTCTAGATTTTTGTCTATTTATGCTATAATTTAAATAATATGTCTATGATAATCCAACACAAAAGAGGGTCTGCTGCCGAGTGGATTGCTGCTCAGGCTGCCCTAGGATCTACCCCAATTCTTGAGGTCGCAGAGATTGGTTACGAGACAGATACAGGGTTTATTAAAATTGGCGATGGCATTAATATTTGGGATGATCTTCCTTATATAGCAGAAGGTGCTGGATCAATCGGTCCAACAGGACCCACAGGTGCTACAGGCTTAACAGGGGCAACAGGTCCAACTGGAGCAACTGGAGCCGCTTCCACCGTTACAGGTCCTACGGGTCCAACTGGAGCCACAGGAGCTGCAAGCACTGTAACTGGACCAACAGGTGCTACAGGACCTACAGGAGCCACTGGCTCAACTGGTCCAACAGGTGCAACAGGTGCTCAGGGTCCAACAGGACCAACAGGTTCACAAGGTATTCAGGGTGTTCAGGGAATCCAGGGCATTCAAGGTGTCACTGGTCCAACTGGTGCTCAAGGTGATGCTGGTCCAACTGGACCACAAGGAAATGTCGGAGCAACTGGTCCAACTGGACCTCAAGGTGATGTTGGTCCCACTGGTCCTACGGGAGCAACTGGAGCAACAGGTGCTACGGGACCTACAGGCTCACAAGGTGAGATTGGCTCAACAGGACCCACAGGACCGCAGGGTACGGACATTCATTTTCTTGGATCAGTCGCAACAGTAGGACAATTACCAAGCTCAGGAAATAGTGTTAATGACGCATACATTGTTGATGCAGACGGAAATCTTTATGTATGGAATGGTTCTACATGGACTGATGCAGGTCAGATAGTTGGTCCTCAAGGTCCCACTGGTGCTACGGGTGCTGCTTCTACAGTACCTGGTCCAACTGGACCAACAGGTGCTACTGGCAACACTGGACCGACAGGACCACAAGGAAATGTTGGTGCTACAGGTCCAACTGGACCTCAGGGTGAAACTGGTTTAACGGGAGCAACAGGTCCTACTGGTGCTACAGGAGCAACAGGTCCACAAGGACCAACAGGTCCACAGGGTGTTCAAGGTATCCAAGGTAACACTGGAGATACAGGACCGACAGGACCGACGGGGGCTACTGGATCAACTGGGGCTACAGGTTCAACAGGACCTACAGGTGCTACAGGGGCAGACTCCACAGTTCCAGGACCAACAGGTCCAACTGGAGCGACAGGTCCTACAGGACAGGGTGTAGCGGCTGGCGGTACAGAGGGTCAGATTCTTTCAAAGATAGACGCAACAGACTATAATACCCAATGGATTGACAATTATGCAACCCAAGTGAAGCATGAGGTAAAGCTTAGTGAAAACATTTCTGCTGGTCAGGCGGTATACGTAACATCCGCAGATGGAACAAACATGATTGTTTCAAAAGCATCAAATGCATCAGAAGCAGGATCAAGCAAAACACTAGGTCTTCTTGAGACTGGTGGAGTTACTAATGATCTGGTTAAGGTTGTTACAGAAGGTCTTGTTGCTGGTCTTAACACTTCCACTGCTACCGCTGGAGATCCAGTATGGCTTGGCACAAGTGGAAACTTAATTTTTGGTTTATCAAACAAGCCAGTTGCCCCAGCAAACCTAGTATTTATTGGTGTAGTCACTCGTGTTCAATCCAACAACGGAGAAATCTTTGTTAACGTGCAGAACGGCTTTGAACTTGGGGAGCTTCACGACGTTACCCTGACGGGAAGACAGAATGGCTATGTCCTTTCATACAATTCAACTTCTGGACTATATGAATTTGTTTCACCACAATCTGGTCCTACTGGACCGACAGGAGCAACAGGTGCTACAGGACCTACAGGAGCCGCTGGCTCAACTGGTCCAACAGGTGCAACAGGTGCTGCTGGACCCACAGGTCCTACGGGACCAGCAGGAACTAACGGAACAGATGGAGCAACAGGACCTACTGGTCCTCAGGGTGATATCGGTCCAACAGGACCGCAAGGCGAAACTGGTCCTACAGGTCCTCAAGGAACAGATGCGCTTTGGAATTTTGTCGGGGCATACGGCATTGGAGATTCTTATGCTATTGGAGATGTTGCAACATATAATGGACAAACCTGGTATCGTATTGATGCCAACGGCGGCAACACAGGAGATACTCCATCAGAAGGGTTGTTTTGGACTCTGATCGCTCAGATGGGTGATACTGGTCCCACAGGACCACAGGGAGACTTAGGACCTACAGGTCCACAAGGGGATTTGGGACCTACAGGTCCAACAGGAACAAATGGAGATACAGGACCAACGGGACCCACAGGTCCTGCTGGCACAAATGGATTGGATGGTGCTACTGGTCCGACTGGACCACAAGGTAGTGCTGGACCTACTGGTCCTACAGGTCCTCAGGGAACAGCAGGAACGAACGGATTAGATGGTGCTACTGGACCCACAGGTCCACAGGGTAGCGTAGGTCCAACAGGACCTACAGGTGCAACTGGATTAACTGGAGATATAGGTCCAACGGGACCAACTGGGGCACAAGGAACTCAGGGACCCACAGGTCCAACAGGAGCAGCAGGAACTAATGGCACTAACGGAATCGATGGTGCTACAGGACCTACAGGTCCACAAGGTAGCGTAGGTCCAACAGGACCTCAGGGTGCTCAAGGTGATATCGGACCAACAGGTCCTCAGGGAACAGCAGGAACGAACGGATTAGATGGTGCTACGGGTCCAACAGGTCCAACAGGTCCTACAGGTCCATCCGCAACAAATGCAGACACAGTAAAAACGGTATCGATAGCTACAAACGCATCATTCTACCCAGTCTTCGTTGATGCTAATAACGGAACAGCAACTGCGGAGTCTCTGTATACAGATGCTGGAATAACGTTTAATCCTTCAACAAATGCCCTGGTTGTGTCTGGCGATGTTGCAGTAAATGGCGGAGACCTAACCACTACTGTTACAGATTTTAATATTGGTAACACCTCTACTACTGGAACTTACACAACAAACATAAACCCAGCAGCATCTACTGGAACACAAACAACAAACATAAACCCTAACGTTCAGGGTGGTGGTGGTTCATCGGTAGTAAACCTTGGCTCTACATCTGCAACATCCTCAACCATAAACCTAAACGGTACCACGGCAGCCACTGGAAATATCGGTACATCTGGTGCATTGCTACACACTGGAAGAAGTTCCTCTACTACAGAGCAGGTGGCTGGTGCTTATTCATCTACTGGCTTTACCTCACTTACCAGAAATGCAGCATCATCAACACAAGCTGTATTGTTCCTACACAGCTACACACAAACTGGAACTAAAGCATTTGTTCAGTTCATCTATAACGGAACGAACAACGGACGTATCGATATTGCTTCAGGTGGAACACCAGCATTCGTTTCAGGATCTGACTACCGCATGAAGGAAAATATTATTCCAGTAACAGATGCTCTTGAAAGAATGAAGAATGCAAAGGCATATACATTCAACAAGATTGAAGCAGTTGATGCATACAAAACTCCTCAGACTGGCTTCCTTGCTCACGAACTAAACAACGTTCTTGACGAAGCGGTTCTTGGTGAGAAAGATGCTGTTGATGAAAACGGAGATCCAATCTACCAAGAAGTTATGGAAGCAAAGATTGTTCCCATTATGGCACAAGCAATCAATGACCTGATTGTTCAAAACGAAGCACTGATTGCTCGTATCGAAGCACTAGAAAACAAGTAGTGTTTGACATTTTATAAAACTGTGCTATACTTGTACCAATCACAGTTTTAGAAAGGTGGAAACACTATGTCGGAATTTTTCTCATTTACCCTTCCCAATGATTTTGTAGATAAGTACAAATCAGCGGAATCACCCTTTGGATTCGTGGATGCAGGAGGTAACTCCCTTGGAGAAATTACTTTCGTTCGCACCTACTCACGAGTCAAAGAAGACGGAACCAAGGAACGCTGGTACGAAGTTGTACGCAGAGTTATCGAAGGTATGTATTCTGTCCAGAAGAACCATGCAAAGGAGAACCGTCTCCCATGGAATGACTACAAGGCACAAAAGTCAGCACAAGAAGCATTCGATCGAATGTTCACCCTAAAATGGACACCACCAGGTCGCGGTATGTGGACCTTTGGAACACCACTCACAATGGAGAAGCGTAACTCAGCAGCACTCCAGAACTGTGCAATGGTATCAACCAAGGATCTAGACAAAAATGATCCAGGCGCTCTATTTGCTTGGGTAATGGATGCTCTTATGCTCGGTATTGGAGTTGGATTCGATACCCTCGGTAAAGACAAGAACTTCCCAATCTATGCACCAACAGAGCCAGAAGTAACCTACGTTATCCCTGACACCCGTGAAGGCTGGGTAGAAGCAACTCGTTTGCTCATCAATTCATTCCTTCGTGGTGGTCAGAACATTCAGAAGTTCGACTACTCAGAGATTCGTCCAGAAGGTGCTCCAATCAAGGGATTTGGTGGCGTAGCCTCTGGTCCAGCACCGCTAATCAAACTACACGAGCGTATCGCTCACGTACTTACTCAGCGTGTTGGAGATAACCTAGATGCTCGTGCTATCGTTGACCTAATCAACCTTATTGGTACTTGTGTTGTTTCTGGTAACGTTCGTCGTTCAGCCACCCTTGCACTTGGGGTAGATGGAGACGAAGACTTCCTAAACCTAAAGAATGCCGATGTATTCCCAGAGCGTAACTCATACGATCCAGAGAATCCAGGATGGGCTTGGATGTCAAACAACTCTATCGAAGCAAATGTTGGCATGGACTACGAAAAGTATGTAGACCGTATTGTTGACAATGGTGAGCCAGGATTTATCTGGCTTGATGTTGCTCGTAACTTTGGTCGCCTAGCAGATCCTGCAGATGGTAAGGACTACCGTGTAATGGGCTTTAATCCATGTGCAGAGCAGCCACTAGAATCATACGAACTATGCACTCTAGTTGAGGTTCACCTAAACCGTCACGAGAGCAAGGAAGACTTCCTACGCACTCTAAAGTTTGCTTACCTATACGGAAAGACTGTAACACTTCTTCCTACACACTGGCAGCAGACCAACGGTATCATGCAGCGTAACCGCAGAATTGGTACATCTCTAACAGGCATCGCTTCATTCGCTGACGAGCACGGTCTACCTGCTACTCGTGAATGGATGGACGAGGGATACAACAAGATTCGTTACTATGACAACAAGTACTCAGAGTGGATGTGTGTTCGTGAATCAATTCGTGTAACCACAGTCAAGCCATCTGGTTCTGTGTCAATCCTTTCAGGTGCAACGCCTGGTGTTCACTGGGGTCCAGGAGGAAAGTTCTACCTAAGAGCAATCCGTTTTGGAAACACAGACCCAATGCTACACCTGTTCAAAGCGGCAGGGTACAAGATTGAGGCAGATCTAGTATCAGCAAATACCTCAGTAGTGTACTTCCCAATTTCTTCGGGACAGAAGCGAGCAGAGAAGGATGTAACTCTATTTGAGAAGACAGCCCTTGCTGCTACTGCTCAGAAGTACTGGTCAGACAATGGTGTTTCAGTAACGCTATCGTTTGATACCGCAACTGAGAAGCAGCACATTGCATCTGTTCTGAACATGTATGAGGGACAGCTAAAGGCAGTTTCATTCTTGCCAATGGGAAACACAGTGTACCCACAACAGCCATATTCAGAAATTACAGAAGACGAGTATGACTACTACATTGGTCGCATTGCAAAGATTGACTTCTCTGCAATCTACGATGGAGTTGACAATCTAGAGGCTGCTGGCGAAAGCTACTGTACAACAGACTACTGTGAGATCAAGATTCCAGACAAGAACTAGTCAATATTAAATAAGGATGCTCTGTCGTTAATTCGGCAGGGCATTTCTTTATGTGGTAAAATAAACTATAATGTCTAATGCATATATCAATCAAATTTTCTCAGAGCAGCCCCTTGCGGTGTGGGCTTTGGACGACGACATTTCCTACCTCTCTTTGTTTTTAGATTCGCAGAGAAAAATTCGAACCGCATGGTCGTTGACAAATTCTGCCACTTCTACCGAACTTGACGAAACCTTAGATCCATACTATGCTCTAGACAAAACCGTAAATAGGATTGTAAAAACAAGCGTATCATCATCTGGTAATTTTATTGCAACATCAGACGAAACATTCACCGCAGAAAATGATTATTTTAATATTGGGTTTTATTACTTAAAAGATAGCCCTTATGTATCAAGCATTGAAATTGGCTACAAGATTGGGGCAACCACAACATATGCAACCTCAATACCAACAAGCGTATTCTATGAATGGACCTTTATCTCTGCAACCTTTCCATCATTCGTTGGCAGTGCAAACATTGTTATCAAGTTTAATTATGCTGCCCCAGCAGTAACCGATAGTGTATCAATACTTATGAATGGACTTACTGTTGGAGAAAAGTCAGAAGTGTCAAACCAGACAAGTCTCGGTGCAACAGAAGTTTCTTTGCCATCAGCACTTGACTCCGCAACTGGTCTTTCCTGCAAAGGGGTGGCAGTATCCAAACACGCATCCAACGAAGAACACGGATACTACATAATCGATGAAAAAAACAATCTTTGTGCAAGATCCTCAGCAAGCACTATGGTATATGGCGGCACCACATCAGTAACGCTAACACCTGCATACGGTGAAGGGAAGCCTTCAATGGTTCTCAATAGCTATGGTTTTCTTAGCAAAACCGAGCGATACAGAAGTAGAACTTTGGAAATGTGGCTTAGAATTAAAACTAAAGCCACCACATTGACAAGAATCATTGGACCAATAGCATCAGACGACGGGCTGTATGTTGAGGGACCTTATCTAGTTTTGAAAGCTGGAAAATATTCTGGTTCATACTACGTGGGCGAATGGCAAAGACCAATGCTTGTTCAGATTTCAGTTTCTCCAAACAACATCAATCTTTTTATAAATGGCGGTAAGGCAATATCCATAAATGTGGATGAGATTCCAGAGTTTGTAAGCCAGTATGATGTCTACGATTCTGACGAACCAGAGTGGCTTGGATTCTACACAACCCTGGATGTTCCACAAATAGACATAGATGCTGTTGCAATATACCCATACGAAACAGATGAAGAAAAATCTCTTAGAAGATTCGGGTATGCACAAGCCGTTAAATTTCCACAGGATCTTGTTGCAGCACATGACGGAGAAACTTTATACACAGATTACTCATTAGCTAATTATGGAAAGAGCAAGTCTTATGGAAATAATCTAAAGGACGTATGGGATAACGGATATCTTGATAATTTTGTTTCAGAGTCAAACGTCTTGAAAACCATAAGCTTTGGGCTACCAGAAATTGAAATTGAGCCAGGGGCAGTTTCAACTCTCACACAAGATAAATTTTTTGTAGACTTATCTACAGCAATAGGCAGCTCATCTCCATTTATAGACATGCAGCCAACATCAGATTGGTCTGGGGTAGATAGTCATATATTCTTTTCAACATTAAGCTACGGCTCAATAACAAGCGGAACACCAAAATCAATTTATGTTATGGCGACAAGATCAGAAGCAAATACTTCAAGACAAACACTATTCAGACTATCTAGCAACAATGGACACATAGAGGCATACACAATAACACAGACCTCTCCAACAACTGCAAATAAAGTCATTTATGAGTTTGTCTATAAGGGATCTACACAACAGCTGGGGTCCGTTTCTGGCAATGTAATTGGCACAAAGTTTATTGCTGGAATAGATATTCAAGATCTAAAAGATAATGGTCCAGATGGAATGAGCGAATTCTTGTCTGAAAGCCTTAGACTATACATTGGCGGCTCGGGGAATTTTTCCTCAACCTTTACTGGAAAGATATACAAAGTTTCCATCTCAAATGACAGAAATAGGTTGGGAATTAAGGATTTCTTTACTGACGGAGTATTCTCTGGAGTCTTGGCAGACTTAGAAACACATTATGCAAGCTACAGCCTAAATGCAAAAAAGGTCTTTGGTCTTGCCAGCCTGGATGTCTCAGCAAACTCTTATTGGAGAGACTCTCTACCAATATCAAGCCTAAGAAAAAGAGTTGAAGTTTCTTCAGGTGTTTTTGAAACAAAAGTTGATATGTTGCAAATAAACATGGATGCCCCAGAACCAATAACCTTTAGCGGAGGCAACTACAATACATCAGACTCAAGCGTTAAAGCTTACATAACATTTAAGGTTGGAGACATTTCTGACTTTACTATTCAGCCACTTGATCAGGGTAAGTTAAATGTTCCAGATACAGATTGGGAGACAGTGGCGTATGAAGTTGTTGATGGGGCAATCGTCAAGATGCCAGATGTTCTAAATTCTGCTCAAACATCTATTACGTTCCACATCCTTGCAAATACGGAAAATACTAATTTTTATAGAACTACAATTAGAAGCTTTCAAATAGCAGCAATTACTAATGAAACATACGATACAGCAAAAGCAACAGTCGGCACAAGGTACGGGGTTGATCTTCAATCATTCCAAGCCTCAGCAGATACGCAAAACTTATTTGTTATGCCAAGATATACTGATGAGTACTACTACCTATCAAACAATTCTGGAATAAAACTTGTTGGCGATATCGACGCAACTTATGGATACAGGATGTCTCTAAATAAATCCTTGGCTAGTCCGTTCAATATTGGAGCTTTTCAAATATCTATGAAGCTAGCACTTCAAGAATTTTCAACCAGCCCAGTTTTGCTTTTTTATGTAAGCATTGGAAACAATCGTTACAGATTCTACATAGACTCATACAATTCTTCTAATTCCAGGGCTAAGATATATGCAAGGTATTACAATGGAACCTCAGAATCAGACTACAACTCTTTGGAGTATTTTGTTAACAACGTGGGAATGACCTTCCCAGTAGTAAATGCCGATGAGTGGTTTACTCTAAACATTAACTTTAAAGAAAATATTTCCCTAAACAGCACAGAGGGTTTTGTTAGTTTCTGTGGACCAATGATTGTTAACAACTTTTCTTATGTTCAGCTATCCGACGAACAAAAGAGCCAGTCACTACTGGTTCAAAACAAGTGGATTGATGCAAAATATTCAGCAACATCATCACTAACCTGGAACTACTGGGCAACTGGGGCAAGAACCTGGAATACTGTGGGCGGCTCAAGGGCAGCAGCTTCTGGAGTCACTGGCTTTGACTCGCAAGAATTGTATAGATCTATAACAAAAACTGGAGTTATCAGTGCTGGTTATGAGCCAAATCAAAAACTCCTGGCACAATCGTTTAAATATTACGTATATTCTGGCGTAGTTATTGACAAAAAGACAACCCCAGTTACATAATATGGTATACTTGTGGTTATGAATATTAATAACTTAGGACAAGTAATGAAGGGACAACTTGGAAAAACAAAGATCCAGGTTGTAGAAGAGCCATTTTCAAATGCAGGTATTTATGTTTGGAAGCTAACCAGCGGTAAATACTTCACAGATGGCGAGGGTAATGCACTAAGCATTGAGTCTATGAAAGACGACCCAGCAAAGATTAAAGAACTAACAGAGGCAGCAGCCTACTATGGTCAGCCAGACGGTTCTGCAGAGTTCTTTCCAAACGTTAAAAAGATTACCGATGAAGAACACAGCGAACAACTAGATAGAATGAAGAGCGGTCTAATCCCGTCAGAGAACGATCTGGGCGCTTTGATCGCAGCAAAGAAAACATTCGACGCATACGGAAGTGATGATTAATGTCTGAGATTACAAGAATTCCAATTCCTGCAAGAATTGATGATCTACCAGAAGACGAGAACCTGTTCAAAGCAGCAGACCCATTCTCAAAATCATGGGATGAAGTAAAGGGCTACGACGGTCTTGACATGAACTTTAAGAGACGTGCCTCACGACTAGCCAAGGGAATGGTCACAGATGCGTACATGGATTCTGCACTTGCCGTTCAAAGCGGTAAGGAAGATGCACAATCAAAAGCAATTAACCCTGGAACAATCTTCAGAAATGCTTACGGACTCTTTGATGTCATTACACCACCATACAACCTACAGGAACTTGCAAACTACTATGACACATCATTTGCTAACCACGCTGCCATCGACGCAAAGGTTGAGAACACTGTCGGTCTTGGTTATGATTTTGTTGTCTCAGACAAGACCACACTAAAACTTGAAACATCAGATAACGAGGAAGCAACTGCTCGCGCTCGTAAGCGTATCGAAAGATTGAAGGTTCAGCTAAGAGACTGGATCGAAAACCTAAACCAAGATGAGAGCTTTACAAGCATTATGGAAAAGGTTGACACAGATTTTTACGCAACTGGAAATGGATACATCGAAATCGGAAGAACTACTTTTGGCGAGATCGGATATATTGGTCACATCCCTGCAACAACAATGCGTGTTCGCAGAATCCACGATGGCTTTGTCCAGATGATTGGAAACAAGGTTGTTTACTTCCGTAACTTTGGGGCAACTAACAAGAACCCAATCACTGCTGATCCACGTCCTAACGAGATTATCCACATCAAGGAATACTCTCCACTAAACACTTTCTACGGTGTTCCAGACATTGTTGCTGCAATGCCTTCACTACTTGGCGATCAACTTGCATCACAATACAACATTGACTACTTCCAGAACAAAGCAGTGCCACGTTACATCGTAACTCTAAAGGGTGCTCAGTTATCTTCAGAAGCTGAGGATAAGTTGTTCAGATTCCTACAGACTGGTCTGAAGTCTCAGAACCACAGAACCCTTTATATTCCACTTCCAGGAGACTCTGATGGAAACAAGGTTGAGTTCAAGATGGATCCAATTGAGAACGGCATTCAGGATGGATCATTTAAGGAATACCGCAAACAGAACAGAGACGAC